AGACTGCATAACGAAATAACACAATAGTTTCATTGATTATCAGATAGTTATACAGGATAAACACAAAAACCAATCGTGTAAATTTGCTTTGCATTGCTTTACATTTGCTTTACATTTAAACGGTGTTTAAACGGTGTTTGAGCACGATAAGTTTACATCGTGTAAAGGAATGCTATCGGCAGCTTGATATTTGCTTTGCATCTACACCGCGTATTAGGCTATATAGAACGCGCAGAACGCTTTAAATACGAGGTTTGCGAGGGTTTTATCGATTGCATCAGTGCGAGGGGCTTAGAACGCAAAGAAATAGGACATTTGAAATTTTGGGAGTTACGTTGGGTATACCCAAAAGAAACGGTTACAATGTAGCGTGTAACGCTGTAACTCATTGATAAAACAGTACTTAAACGGTTGTGATGCCATTTTACACGGTATTGCAGCTGTTTTTTCGTCTTTTCACACCCTTTTAGGCTCGTAACTCATTGATTAAACACTACTTAAACGATTTTATACTCATTTTAAACGCTATAATAGCCATTTTAGCACCATTTTGCGCCGTGTTATATTCATAAATACTTGATTAAAAGATACTTAAACGATTTTGTACAGATGCTTAGCGTGTTTTTTCATTTTAGCCCTATTTTTTACCGTCTAAATGTTAAAATTCGGGTTTGGTTATTCGTTTGGTTATTCGTTTGGTTATTCACTGAAAAACGAAATAGTACTCTTGGTTATTCGTTTGGTTATTCACTTTTTGGTATTTTGGTACTCGTACCCCCCCCTTGTTTGGTACTAAAAAATGGCATTTTTCGCATTTTTCGTTGAATTAAGGGGGGTATTTTCCATATTAAAAGGAGGTGTTTGGCATATATTTAAACATATAGAATAAGTGAAAAGTGTTTGTAAATCAGAACTTTACACTATTTAAAGGCTGATAAATAGATAAAAAAGCGTGTGCGCGCCTATTTGCAGGCACAAAAAAGGCTACCAAGTGGTAGCCTTTTGACGGTTAGTGTGTATTAAAATAGCTTGTCGGGGTGATGCTTCAGTGCCCAGTCTGCCAGCTCACCCACAATGCGGGCTAATTCGGTCGGTGATGGCTGGGGCACGTCTTCAAGAACCGTAACCTTTTGTGTGTCGTTGAAAAGCCCTTCTTCAAAGGTAACGACGATACCATGCTCGGTGTCTGTCAGCACCCAGCCAAACAGACGGAGTGCTTGATATATAGAAAAAGTGGCGTAAATTCTTTATTATCAATATTTTTTAGTAACTTTGTGATAATAAAAAAATAATATGGATAAGAGAAATTTGCGAATAATAGTACAGATTGTTGATGAAAACGGCGAGTGTGTTTTTAATCCAACGTCAGATTGTGTCTGCACGCCTTTGCGTCCAAACATAAATAATATAGAGCCAAAACATTGGTATTGGTTTCTTATGCGGTTGGGTTCGGTGATTTCTTCCGAGCTTCGTACAGTTCCCTTTCTATCGCCTCTTTATCCTGAAATACCTTATCTTTCACCCGTAGATGAGTCAGGTAACGCTTTGCCAGAATCCGTTCTAACTTATGGCGGATATGAGACGGGCAATTCGGCACGGAAAAATCTTCATAAAGACACTTCGGTGAACGAGAGTGAGAAGAAATAAAATGATGTATTACCAATTTGCAGTTGTTTTGTATTGCAAGCTGTTCTATACGTTTAAATAAGTCTGCATTTCCATTTTCTATGTATGTTACATCTCTATCAGTTTCGACTATATACATAGGATTGTATTCGTAGGTATGCTCAATATTCATGTCGTTATATAGTATTTAAATGGTGTTTAATTGGATCTTACTCCAAGCGGATAATGCCAATAACTAAGGCTACGGCATAAATTTCTGATTTATGAAGATAGAATGGTAGGTAATCGGTGTTGTCGGACACTATTTGGACATGTTCATCGTCTTGCCCTGGTCTTACTCTTTTAATGATTGCCCCTTGTGCTGTATCTAAAACGTATGGTTTGTTCCACTGAAAGAACACAGAGGACATTGGTGTACGTTGGCAGGCTACGATGTCGCCAGACTGATAGGTGGGGTTCATACTATTGCCTTTTACAGGAATAAGGAAATCAGCTCCTTTAAAGGCTGGCACTATGTATTGTTCACATTCATAGTCTAACACGCTCACTTCTCCTCGTAATACTCCTGCCATTGCGTGGAGCGGAATGAGTGGTATTCCTTTTGTTGAATTATCGGCTACTATTAATTGCCTATTTGATATTTTCTTTGTATCTTTATATTCAGGAATGATAGTACAAGAAGGGTCTTGTGTAGATTGTGTTGAATTGTTTTTCAACATTGAACCTTGTCCTGTGAGCAGCCAATCGGCAGAAATGTTTACGCATTTTGAGTAAATTATATCAATATCAAATGTATTTCTGCTTAACCATGTGCTAATTGCTTGCGGAGTAACCCCTATGTATCGAGCAAATTCAGACTTATTGCCCCCTGAATAGTGCTGAATTAGACTTAACAATCTATCTTTTTTACTCATAATGCGTAAATTCTTGTGATTTTATTTGTTTATTTTATGCAAAGTGTTTATCTTTGCAACGTGTTATTTAATAAACACGCTCCAAAGTTACTAAAAAGTATTGAATTGGTAATCGTTTGATTTAAAAATTAAAATAAAGAATATGAGTTACGATGAAATTAAGAGTTGGAAAACGCAGAGTGTAAAGCATAAAGTTGCGCAGGTGTTAATCCAAGATGGCATGTGTTTTAGATTTACTCCTAAGGAGGGTATTGTTTTCTCTGCTAATAAAGAATATGTAGACAAGCTCATCAAGAAATTGATGACGTGCTATGGTGTGAGTTTGAAACCAATTATCAAATTATATAATGAATAGGAAAATGAAGAAGTACATTAAATTGGACGAAAAGGAGAAGCAGTGGATAATGTCTGCTTTTGAGATTTCAAGAGTAATGGTAAACTACGCTTTAGGTTTTGACAAGAAGCGTGGCAATAGCGATTTGGCTAAACGCATAAGGCAGTTGGCTTTACAGCGTGGCGGTGTGTTGGTAAATGAATTGCCTGTGTTTGAAACGATACACAACACCGTAGCTGGTGAGATGATACAACCTTTTGAGAATGGCGCAAAGCTCGTCTTGGTGTGGGCTACCGGTAGCCTTAAGATATTTAACAAGAAAGGCGAGCTTTGCCGTGATATTCACATCAACACAATTGAAGAATTAACTAACGCGCAGTGCTTCGCTGCCGCCTTATAAAGGAGGACAAAATATGAAGATAACATTTGAAAAAGAAACAAAAATGGTTTTAGAGGTGGAAGATGCTGCCACCGTAACATTTGTTGAAACACCCGAAAGCACGGCGATAATGGTAAACAACCATTCCGATAGCTGGCTAAAAAAGATGTATCACTTTTTAAAAGGCGTTTTGAAAGTTGCCAGCCGTCGCAAGGCGCAACGTAAGCATGTTGTGGAATTTGACGCTGCCGATTTTGAGAATTTAAAGAAGTTGTAAAAAAACAACAAGTATGGAATATTACAACAAAATGCTGTGCGTAACACGCGAGGAGCTGATTGGTGGAAGCGACCCTGTAATGAAGGAGGGCACACTGAACACCAATGTAGGAAGAAAAAACATCTTCTGCGTATGCCGTGGCGGTGGCGAAGGTCGCTGTGCACTGTACAGCTTTGATTCCATGCCCGAAAAATATAGGAAAAAGTTTATGCAAAAATACGGCAACCCCGAAGAAGTGCTGCGCGAACGTGAAATGCGCAAGGCGGTGAAGTACGACGAGTGTGCCCGTGCGTTCTACGAAGAATACCAGTATTTGAAAAATGACGAGTACACCACGCTTGATGAAGATTTGAAAGCAGAATACACCATCAATGCCAGCGTACTTGGCGAGCTGCTGCGAATGAAGGCAGAACGCCGTGCGATGATGGCGAGCCTTAACGCAAGGGCTACCGACGTATGGGAGGTGGTGTTGCAAAACAGCGAGAAATTGCGTGAGCGTTACCACCACACGCTGCCTGCCAGCCTTAGCCGACTGAAGGCACGCATACGCGCCTTTCAAAAAGACGGCTACGAAAGTGTCATCAGCAAGAAGCTCGGCAACATCAACACCATAAAGATAACAGTCGAAGGACGCGACGTATTGGTAGCATTGAAGCGCAGCTATACGCCGCGCTACACCGACGCGCAGATATTCGAGAAATACAACGAGCTTGCCGCAATTCGCAAGTGGAAGCCATTAAAGAGCGTGCGCTCATTACAGGCGTGGCTGTACAGTCCAAAAGTGGAGCAGTTGTGGTACGATGCCGTGCACGGTGAGCAAGCTGCCCGCCAACGCTTCGGGCGCAAGCAAAGCACGATGTTGCCTACACGTCGTGATAGCCTTTGGTATGGCGACGGCACGAAACTGAACCTATACTATCGGGAGGGAAAGACAGTGAAGACGATAAACGTGTACGAGGTGGTAGATGCCTACAGCGAAGTGCTATTGGGCTTTCACATCAGCGAAAGCGAGAACTTCGAGGCGCAGTACTGTGCTTTCCGCATGGCGGTGAAGCGCAGCGGACACAAGCCTTATGAGATAGTGCACGACAATCAAGGCGGACATAACAAACTGAACCGTCAGGGCAAAAAGCCTACTGGCGACGAAAAGGAAAAGGGCTTCTTGGATAGGCTTTGCCATATCCACCGCCCGACGATGCCCTACAATGGCGAGTCGAAGACCATTGAAAATATCTTCGGACGCTTCCAACAACAAGTGTTGGCACGCTACTTCAACTTCACGGGGCAGAATGTTACGGCAAAAAAGCTGACGAGTCGCCCCAATATGGAAATGGTGGCAGCCAACCACGACCAAATGCCCACGCTTTTGGAGTTGTGCGAGCTGTATGCCCAGTGCCGCGAGGAGTGGAACGAAATGAAACACCCGAAATATGACGGCAGCCGCATAGCTATGTATGAGGGCAGCGTGAATGAGGAAACGCCCGTTGTTGGCAAGTACGAAATGCAGGATATGTTTTGGATTATGTCGGAAAAGCCGGTAACATTTACCGACAGTGGCATAAAGATGACGATAGACAAAAAGCACTACCATTGGGAAGTATTTACGGTGGACGAAAACGGCGTGCAGATACCCGACAGGGAATGGCGAAGGCTGCACACGTGGGAAAAATTCTACGTCCAGTATGACCCACAGGATATGACAACGGTAAATCTCTATTCTATCGACCGCGCCAAAAAACTGCATTTCTGCATTGTTGCGAAGCCGTATATGCAGATACACCGTGCGATGCAAGACCAAAGCGCAGAAGAAAAGGCACGCATACACGCCGACATCGAGCGTGGCAAGCAAGACAGAATAGAGCGCGTGGCAGCGGGCAGAAATATTGCCCAACGACATGGTACTGACCCCGAGCAGAACGGGCTGTATTACCCGAAGCTCAAAGGCTTGACAGCAGAGCAACAGCGGCAGCTGTACGACAGGGTGGGCAGACTTGAAAAAGATAGCCACACCGAAGTGGTGGAACTCGGGCAGCACACGAAAAAGCTATCCAATATTGGCTGGGAAGAAGTCCTCTACGACGAGTGGAAGACAGCGGATAAATTATAAACAACTTAAAATGTAAATCAATGAGAACAAACGAAAAACAACAGATAGTAGAGAGTTTAAAAGGTTACGTAGTCAAGTACGGCAGTCAGAACAAGGCGGCACAAAGCCTTGTGGGCATCAGCCCGGCAACAGTAAGTCAAATGCTGAAAGGCAATTGGGCGAATATCGCCGATGAGATGTGGAAGAATGTTGCCGCACAAATCGGCTACAAGCAGGGCGACGGTTGGCATATCGTCGAAACGACAGCCTATAAAGAAATGGTGTTTGCCCTGAATGACGCCAAGGAATGGAAAAATGTTACGTGGGTAGTGGGTGATGCAGGCTGCGGCAAGACAACCACGGCACGCCTTTTTGCAGACGAACAGCGCGAAGCATTTTACGTGCTTTGCAGCGAAGATATGCGCAAAAGCGACTTTGTGCGTGAAATTGCACGTAAGGTAGGCTTAAGAACGGAAGGTTACAGTATTCGTGAGCTGCTCGACCGCATTATCGACAGCCTTGTGCAGATGAACGAGCCGTTGCTGATATTCGATGAAGCCGACAAATTGACGGAGCGTGTTTTCCACTACTTCATCGACCTGTACAATAGGTTGGAGGATAAGTGCGGTATTGTGTTCTTTTCAACAAGCTACATCAAACGGCGCATGCAAATGGGATTGCGATATAACAAATGCGGCTATAATGAAATTCACAGCCGCATGGGGCGCAAGTTCTTCGAGGTGGAGCGCACGTCGCCCAACGATGTTTACGCCATCTGTGCAGGCAACGGGTTGAACGAGAAGCAGACATCGGCGGTAATGAAAGATGCCGAGCAGTACGACTTCGATTTGCGCCGTGTGAAGAAAGCAGTGCACAAGCAAAAGCGAATGAAGTAATTAAACGGTATTTAAACGATATTTAAAAGACAATGAAAAAAGCATTAAGCATGGTAGATTTGATGCGAAAAAACAGGGAGGTGTATGCGTTTGAGGGCGCATTGCATGAAGCCTTCGGGCAGCCCGAACAAAACGGCGTTTGGTTCATTTGGGGGCGCAGCGGCAACGGTAAGACGTCATTTGTCCTCCAACTTTGCAAAGAGCTTACCCGCTATGGTAAAGTAGCCTACGACAGCTTGGAGGAGGGCGACAGCTTGACGATGCAAAACGCCCTTATGCGTGTCGGTATGGGCGATGTCGGGCGACGCTTTATATTACTTAATGAGAGCTTAAAAGAACTTGACACCCGGCTAAAGCGTCGGCGTTCGCCCGACATCGTGGTGGTGGATAGCTTTCAGTATGCGCATATTGATTTGAAGCAATATGAGGAGTTCATCGACCAGCACAAAAATAAGTTGATAATTTTTGTCAGTCAGGCTGACGGCTTGAAACCGTGGGGGCGCACCGCCCAAAGTGCGATGTACAGTGCATCGCTGAAAATATGGGTGGAGGGCTACAGGGCAATAAGCAAGGGACGTTATCGTGGCAATCTCGGCTATTATACCATTTGGGCAGAAAAAGCCGAAGAGTATTGGAGCGCAAAAAATAACAAAAACAAGGAATAATATGGAAACAAAGAAAGGTAAGTTGGTGCGTTACTCGGTGATTAGCCGAAAGCCAGCGTGGCTACTTGATTTGCAGTGGCAAGTGGTATGCCGCTACGGCGAGGACGAAGTAAAAGATACGCTGGGCTTTTGGCAGGAATTGGAGCGGTACATTAATTTTTGTATTTATGAATGGCGCAAAAATACCGACCCGAAGCAAAGCATCAGAAGTACGATAGGAACTCGTATCAAGGAAGACGAAGGCATAACTGTATTGGACGTGCTGCGCAACCGCCGCCCGGTATTAACCTACAAAATAAAATAATATAATATAGTATAATATGGAAAATGTAAAGAAAGAGTCAAGTGCGCTTTATTCGGTGAGCGTAAGTATTTTTGCAAAAGGGTATAAGAAAATTGTTTTAACTGGGATTTTTGTTGCCAAAAACAAAAAATGCTCTCACGAGAAAATAAAAACAAAATGCTGGAATTTTATAGCTTCACAAATACCCTTTGAAGAGTATGGTATTTCGCCCGAAGAAGTACGCAAAACATTTAAAATAAGTCGAATTAAAAACGATTTCATATTTAATGAAGAATAAGGTAGCATGGCACAAGTGATAAAAAATTACGCCCGATTCTATATGCTATTGAAGCAGCTGCCGGGTGCTGATAAGGAAACACTGGTGTGGCAATACACACAGGGACGCACAAAGTCGCTCAAAGAGGCATCTAAGTGGGAGTACGATGTTATGTGCCGCGATATGGAGCGGGTAGTGAACAATGACAACAAGGTAGCCTTGAAGCAGGCTGCATTACGCAAGGCACGCAGTGGAGTTCTGCACCAGCTACAAATATATGGGCTGGACACCACCGACTGGGCAACCGTAGATGCTTTCTGTAAGAACCCACGAATAGCCAGCAAGCCTTTCAGAGAGCTAACGATAAAAGACCTTAACGAGGTAAACAAAAAAATAAGAGCAATCATCAAAAAACAAAAACAAAAAGAAAAAGAAAATGGAAAAAGTAAAAGTTGAAATGACTGCCGAGGAGCAAGCACGCTTCGCACAATTCAAGGCAGAAGAAGAGAAAAGAGCAGCTCAAGCCAAAGCAAAGGCAGACCGTGAAACCTACAAACAGATGGTAGACGATGAGATAGAACGATCGCTCCCCTTGTTGATGAACCTATCACAGCAGATTAAGTCCGTTAAAGGTCAAGTGATAGGCAACTTTAAAAGCGTATTGGAAATGAAAGCCGATCTCTTCAAAACCAAGTGCGACCAACGCTCACACACATTCACCAACACAGACGTCACGAAGCGCATCATATTAGGGCAGTACACCACGGACGGCTATCGTGACACAGTGGAGGAAGGTATTGCAATAGTGAAGGAGTACATCTCCAGCCTTGCTGCCGATGAGAAGACCCAAGCCTTGGTTAATATGGTGTTCCAACTATTGTCACGAGACCAAAAAGGCACACTCAAAGCCTCACGCATTGTGCAGCTCCGTAAGATAGCCGACGAAATAGGCGACGACCGTTTCCTCGAAGGTGTACGCATCATTGAAGAGAGCTACCAGCCCGAGGTCAGCAAGCAGTTTATTCGTGCCGAAGTGAAAGACGAGAACGACCAATGGCGACCCATATCGTTAGGTATGACAGAGAGCTAAACATTTTAATAAAACGACAAAAACAAGAAAAAAACGCCAAAGCGTTGGTGGTTAAAAAAAAGTTTCATATCTTTGCAGCGTTCAAGTTTTTTCAACACAAGGACGACAGGTTCGTCCGATGCGCTGCATGCGGGCATTTTTTATGCCCGGACGTAAGAAACATATAGCGGTGCGCTAACCCCGTGATACAGTTGTAATGGCTGTGTCGGTCCTTGTGTTAAAGACTTGAACAGCGGGAAGTGGCAGCACCGTTTTTTATAAGCCGCCAATGTTCAAATTTTTAACACATTATGCAAAACAACAACAATGAGCAGGCTACGAGCTTGCAGGTATTGAACTTCGAAGGTGCGCATTTCCGCGCACAGGTAATTAACAACGAACCATGCTTTGTGGCAAAGGACTTATGTCATATACTCGGATTCAGCAAGTATCGTGATGTCCTTAAGAATCTTGATGATGATGAAAGGGTGTCCATTTTTGTGGACACCCTTGGCGGAAAGCAAAGAGTATCAGCGGTTAACGAAAGTGGCTTTTATCACCTTATCTTTTTGAGCCGTTCACTAAAGGCTCGTGATTTTCGCCGTATGGTAACAATGGAAATTCTTCCAACCTTACGCAAGACTGGCAAGTATGAGGTAAAACCTCGCAGGCTTTTACCTCGTGAGAAAAGCAAGGAGATGCGCAGTTTCTTCGAGCAGCTCACGCATTGGACTACCACAGAGGACGAGCGCAGAATAGCCAAGATGATGAACGTAACACAGAAACACGTCCATGCCGTTGTTATCGGACGAAGTCAAAGCTATGGCGTGGCTTGCCTGCTCGTGGAGTATGCAAAGGACAACCGTAAGGCAGGCGTGCATCGTATATTGCGCAACGTACAGAGAGAGGAGGATATGAAAGAATTGATGTTAGAATTTACGGAAGAGTTTACGGAAGAATAGGTTATGGAAAAGTATCCAGAATTGCTCAACCTGCTTGAGATGGGCTATGCTCCCGACTTAGTGCAGACATTACTCGACAGCATTCAGTGTTATGCCCGAGCTCTTGCCGCCGACGGAACCTGTATGGGGGACAGAGATAGCGGCAATCTTTACAATCTGACGTGGCTACTGAAAGCCTTATTGAAGGACTGTATGAAAATAGATGTTGTATAATGTTCTTATCTACAAAAAAAACTGCTAATCGTTTGACGGTTAGCAGTTTTTTTGTAACTTTGTGTTGTCTTAAAGTCATTTTGTATAGTATGAGTCAGTTAATGCTTAATTTTGATTTTGGAGAAGTAGCCGAGCGAGTAACAAAAATACGCCGGCGTGCTTTTACGCAACCCAAAGGCGACGCAACCATTGTCAGCGCGAAAGACCGTTTGGATAAGCGTAACCGCACCATTATTGCACGTTACTATTATTGGACGGAAATCAAACGCCGTCGCTTTGACGACGTTATGAAAATACTTACCGACTACGAGTTCTTTATAGGTGAACGCACAGTACAGAACATTCTCATCGATTACGATGCTTATTTAAAATCCCTTCATGCCCAACACTTCACCTCCCGAAAGTTGTTGCGACAGTTTCCCGGCTTCTCGTGGAGTTAATCGAAGAACTCCGTTTCATAAACCATCTTATACACCTTCAAGTCATCGGCTCTGCGCTCCGGCGTGGAGCTGATTCGTCTTAGCGGGTTGAAGAGTCCGTCGGCATTCCACCATTGCAAGGCCTTGTGCAGGGCTTCCAATGTGTCGAAACGAGCCAATGAGCGTTCACGAACCATAGCAGGTGCAGCAGCATTGGTACTCCCCTGAATGTTGAACACCACACGCAGTTCCACCCTTGCGCTGATGTGCTGCTTGCCCCCCGATATTGTTTCGCAATGCGGATAGCTTATATCTACCAAACAGGCAGGGAAAGCCAATGGCGGACGTACTGAAACGTTAAGCTGCGCTTCGTCAGCATCTACCCACTTTATTTGTGGTACACTCGTTTTGATATGGTCGGTAATGGCAATAAAAAAATCTTTGTTCATAACTTTTTGCTTTACAAGTTTTTAATATAGTTTTCTATTCTCTGTTTTATTTCTCGGTTGAGTTCTTCGCTGTCGCCCATAAACTGCCGTTGTGGAAAATGAGCCGTTCGGCTATGTGCCTTAACAGGAGTGATGCCCTTTTTCGTTCGGCGGTTGTGGGCAGGCACTTGCACCTTGCCGTTGTAACCCTCGTTATGAGCTTTGGCGTATGTAACCTTTTGGTTGCCTGCTGCAATAACAACACGGTCTTTGGTTATCACTATCGGACGAATACTATTGAGCATAGCCCCCGAATCGATGAGTAGCGAGCCACGTCGCTTTGCCGTCTTTGCAGGTGTCCACGGATTGCCGTCGAAAGCCTTTTTATGGAAAGTCTGCTTGTAATACTCCGTTGCAGTCTCGGCTACGATGTCGGCAACGTCCTCCATAAGTTCGTCGGGCATCGTTCGGAGGTAGTCTTCAAGTTCTTTTATGTTCATAATCTTTTGCTATTTAAAGAAATAAGTTGTAACTTTGCAAGTGCAGTGTTGGCTTCGGGAACAATCAAACGGAACATCCTCGCAGATGATAGGAATACCGCAATAGGCTGATATTTGACAGCGAAGCCCAACATCAATCTGAAGAAAAGGTGCAGACACCACTATCCAACCGTATGACGCGGATTTGCCACGAGTGGCGAAACCAAGAATTAGGACGGCGGACGTAAGGACTGCACCTTTCCGCTTTTTATTCCTTCCTGTATATCAGCAAGCCCTTTCTTACTTTATCATCGTAAAGTTCGTACCATGACTTAAAATTAAGTTTTCCGTCTTGTATCTTACAAACGCAAACAATAGCCACACTATCATAATACTTGATATAAAACCAACGATTGAGATAATTGTCATCGGCTTTCTTATCTTTTTCGTCTTGCCCTATCCAAACCTCGTCAGGATCTTTCATTACCTCGTTGATAGTGTCAAGGTATTTTGTTCTGAAAGCACGCTTTTTCTTGGTGTCGGTGGTATGCTCATCAAAACTTTTTTTATCCATGTGCCATGTTCGATTGCTGAAGTCTTCGATAGGCAACACCTCTTCACTTTCCACAACCTTTTTGTGCAAGTTCCACCAATCGGCAGCTTTTCCCTCGTACCAGTTTATCTTTTTCGTGGCATCACGAACAAGTTGCTTGTAAGAATGTTTCAGTCCCCAATCGTCGGGTGTAACCTTATCCATTAGCTTTGTAGCCTTGTTTGGGAACTTCTTAACATACATCTGATTGGCATTGAAGACGTGCTGCCTCTTGCCCGGGTTATGGTCGAAGTGCGAAGCAACAGAATTTGACCACTCTACAGAACCAAAGAACTCATCTACCGTCTGCTGTGATGCTTGGACGATACTCTCGTTGGCCTCGTTCCTAAGCAATGGCTTTACCCTGCAACGGCACTTCCAACCATTGGGCGGATAGATTTTGTCCCAACGTGGGTCTTTGACTTCAAGGATTACGCCATTGAGTTTACGATGTTCTTCCCTTACTCTGTCATCACCTGCCGTAACGTATTGCCAATAAGGAAAGCGGTTAGCCTTTTTGATAAGCCGCTGATAGTTTGCTGCCGACTCAGCCGTAAGGTTTGCCGTATCATATTCCGTCTTTTGCCATACCTTGTTGAACTTGGTGCATACCTTTGCAGCCTCTCTTGAGAACTCTTCAAAGGTTTTTGCTTTTCGGTAGAGTTGGTTTAGTTTCTGCACCTCTGCCAATGTCTTTGCAGCTGAGAAGTGGAAAAGGTTTTGCTCCATTGCCGTAACGAATGCCGGGTCTATGTTGTCATAGACGTAATCGGCATTGTTTACAGGGCGTTTAAATGCCGTGTGAATGGCATTTAAAAGGTCGTTGGAAAGATACTCGAAGAGTTCTGCATCGAAGTAGGAGGCTTTGCCATTTGCCACTCGCTTAATGAGACGGTTGTCTAAGGTGTCATCACCCAAGTTCGTGGGGGATTGTGATTTCGAGTTCGCCCCCATCGTCGTGGGGGCTATGGCGAAAAAATCCCTTAAACGCTTTAGCAAAGAGCGGTCGGAGAGTTGGGCTTTCGTCTTTGGTTTTGCCTCCTGCTCGGTTGGTTCTCCTTCCTGCTCAATATCTGTCGGCTCGAATGTTGGAACCTCTCTGCGTGCTATTGGCTCATCGCCTTCAGGCACAGGGATAGAATATTTCTCGTGCAAGTAGCTTTGTGGAATGGGAAGTATGTCGGAAAGCTGCACAATGTCCGACACAGAGAGTTGCTCGGCCGATTGCGGAAAAACAAACTTACCACCACCCACAGGGTAGCCCCTTGCCTCGAGCATCGGCAAAACGTGGTTGTTCAATACACGCTGCACAAAACGCATATCGCTGCGGTTCTTGCCCTCCTCTACCTCTTTGTGTACCTCGCCAAGGGAGCGTGCACCATTCTCGCCCTGCACCGTTGTGAGCGTTTGCCCCAATATGGTAATGAGCATTTCCTCGTTGCAAGCCTGACGGAACTCGTTGTAAGATGTGCCACTACCATTATTGCCCGACTTTGTTTCTACTTCTGCCTCCTTCGGTATAATAATGTAAGGCGCACTTCCAGCCTCTTCCATAGCCTGTTCCAACAATTTACGGCTTTCGGGGTCGTAGGCGTTATATTTGCCCACACGTTGGGGCATACCAAACAGCTCCACCCATTGCGACCAATCGCCAAACCCTCCACGCTTATAAATGGCATAAGGCGTGGCTTTGAGCAGCAAGCCATAGTTGCGCTCGTTGCCTAAAACCAGTAAGGAGCTGTCGCCCTCGTAAGGTATGCCCCTTTCGTCGGTGTCGTTGATAACAATGCAGCGGTTCTTCAAGTTGATGTGCTTTGCTGCTATGGGGGCAACATGGAAGGAATCGGGAGTGCAAATCAGTTCCACTGCGCTGCGCCCATAAATGCGCTCGTTCATGATTTGGCGCAGAAGTTCTTCCCAATCGGTGGTGTCCATAATGGCAGCAATATCCTCCACCTCCTGCCCGTCTTTATCTTGAAAAGTAAGGTTAGCGTTCAGCACAGCGTCAATGCGCTTTGCCACCGCATCGCCCAACACACCGTCGATAAGAATATCGTCGAAGAGGTCGTACAGATTCTTTACTCGCCCCGTGTCAGCAGAACGCAAAGCGTTGCGCCAATCGCCCACATCGTAGACACGACGTTGCGGAGCTTTCACAATAACTTGATTCACTATAACAGGCTCGGCAGCCTTTGATGTTTTGGTTATGGTTGATTTCTTTTTACTCATTGCTTAAAAATGTTGGTTACGTTTTGGGTTGCTTCCGTAGATATATTCCGTTGAAGGATCGGGCTTGCCGTCTTTGTCCTCGTCGGCTCGTGGCAGCGAGGGCGTAACCTCGCCTTTCTGTACCTGCCTAAGCCATGCCACGGCACGCTCGTAACGCTTTTCTCTTAATTCAAGTTCTACGCCGGCGTTACATAGATTAATGAAATGCCATACCGCTATGTCCTTGATAAAAAGCAAAAGAAGAGCATTGCGGTCGTTATCCGTGGCTGTAAAGATACGCTCACGGTTGTATGCGCCAAGGTAGCCTGCTGCCTCTTGTATGGCAGCATCAATAGCAGCTGTAAGTATGCCCTCGTCCATACGGTCAATGGTATCAATGGATTCCTTATAAAGGTGGGTTTCGAGTTCTTGGGGAGAAAGGAAACCACTTGTGTAATTGAATGTTTCCATAATTGTTTAAAATCGTTTTTTGTTTCTTTGTCTTGTGCCTACTGTGTAAGAATCTTGGCTAAGTGTTTGAATCTTAGCGTTGAGTATATACCAGCCACCCTCAATACAGTCCACACCATCGGCAGGAGCCTTCATACGTTTGTTGAGCAAGAGGAACTGTTCCTCCAATCGTTTCATGTGAGGGTTGTCCTTTTCGTCTATATTAAGAATAAGTTTACCCTGTCGGTTCAATGGTTCAAGATTACCCTCTATACGGTCGAACTTTTCGGGCTTTCTACGAGTATCGGGCGAAATAGGTATAAACCCTTGCTCCTTGCCTTTTTGAGCAAAGAGCGGTAAAAATACCTGCTCATAGAAGGGGTCTTGTAATTTATTGTTCTCTATGAAATAGTAGGCTTGGCAACGGTCTGAAATGTAATCACGCAAGTAGTAATACCAATTTACGTATTCTTCATTCACAACGTGGTCTAAAAAACCTTTGTAAACGTAGAATTTGCCGTCATAGTAGCCTATGAGAAATAAGGCTTTAAACGATGTAGCCTTGTTGCGAGAGTTGGAAGGCGCAGGGTCGCCATATACCACTGCGAGTTGTAGTTTTGACAGTGGAGGACACTTGCCCCACGTTAATTCCTTAAACACCTCACCTTCGGATAGCGGATTGTTATAATATTCTTGTTGTACAATGCGAGTAGAGAGTTTAGAGAGTACACGGTCAATGTCTTCTTCGGTATTTTTAGCTACCCATGTACTGCGCCCATTCTTACCCCTAATATTCACAATATCCCAATGGTCAGCTTTTTCTCCAGCTCTTTTTACGCAACAGTCAAGAGCAATAAGGTTTCCACAGAAAACCACGAGCAAGTCGCCCGATATGCTTCGGGTAGGAAATGCTGCCCCTTCAAACCAATCCCATTTTTTATTGACAATATCGGGATTTCTACAATCCTCGTCCGTATCGAAATCGTCTACTAAGATACAATCGGGACGAACGTTGTTTTTGCGAGTACCACGAGGGCTTTCTCCTGCACCCAACGCACGGAAGGCAGAACCATTGGTAAGCGAGAACTCGCTCTCTGTCCACGAGCCAAATTCACGCATATCTCCATAATAAGCCTTTAACAAAGAGTTGCGTTCGAAGCTATCTTTGTAAGGTTTTAACAATCGTATGGCATTGTCCTTTGAGTTGGATATAAGTAATATGTTGTGCTTTTTGTTTGTACATACTAAATACATTACGCACATCATCACCGTAGTACTCTTTGCCAACTCTCTTGACCAAGATAACACCTCGTACCACTCCTTATTCTTGCAGATGCGATTAATGGCTTTTAAATGAAAAGGCGCAAACTCATGCGTAGCGTATTGACCAAAGAAAAATTTTATCCACTCAACAGGATTATTTTCTAACTGCTTACGCTTTTTCGCACGTTCAAGTGGGCTAAGCGTGTCTATAGCAGTATCTTTCTTTAGGTTCTGAAAATAGGTGCGCCATTCTTTTAATGCCTGTATATCGTCTATTTTACCCATTTCATTTGTTCCTTTATATAAGCATCAAAGTAGTTGGCAAGTTCTTTAGCCTTATTCAAGTCTCGTGGTCTAAGCCAGTCCAATAATCTTCGGCTGACATTGTATATATCCCTTACTGATGCGTCTTGTTCTAATGCCTCAAGATCCTCTGTGAGTTTGCGACGTATCTGTGCTTCGTTCTTATCAGGGTAACGCATACCTTCAGGCTTTTCAGCAATGGCTCGGTCAAGTTGGTCAAGCTGCATCAAGGTTGAGTTGATGCGTTCTTCTCGTGTTTGAAGCAAGTTCAATTTTAGCTTTTCCCACTCCCTTGTCCATTTTCCAATGGTTACACGAGATACTTCCGTGCGCTCAGCTAACTCTTGTTGAGTTATATTTGGCTCACGTAAATAAATAAGTTTTGCAAGTTCTTTTTTCTTCTTAATATCCATGATGATTGTCCTTTATTCTATGGCAAAGTTACTATATAATAAGTGCAAAAACTAATAGCCTTGTAATGTGCTGTTGGTGTATTGTAAATCAATTACAATGCACTGAATATCATTATTTTGTCGTTTGCAAGGGTGGTTTTTCCATTCTATCTTTGCAGTGCAAAATAATGAAAGTGAAATGAGTAAAAAGACATTTATATTACATGATGAAACGGTAAATACCTATGGCTTTCGTATGCTTACTTCGGGAGCAAATTTAGAGGAGTTTCGCAAGAACCCCGTCATGCTACTTAATCACAACGACTGGCAAATGCCCATAGGTCGTTGGGAGAATATCCGTATAGAAGGTTCACAAATTTTGGCAGATGCCGTGTTTGATGAAAAAGACCCGAGAGCTGTGGAGGTAATGAAAAAAGTTGATAGCGATTTTATCCGTATGGCATCTATTGGCGCATGGACACAAGAGACTTCCGATGCCTACGACCTCATGCTACCAGGACAAACCTCGGCAACGGTTACACGTTGGACAGCTCGTGAGGCGAGTATTGTAACCATTGGAGCAAACCACAACGCATTAGCCTTGTATGACCATGAAGGTAAACTCATAAACATGGGCGACTACATGAGACAGAACATGGAGTATTATGAAATAAAAGACCATTCAACAATTCAAAATAAAGATAATATGGGAGAACTAACAAAAGTATTGAACCTTAGCGATACAGCTTCAGAAGCTGACATCGTAACAAGAGTAAATGAACTTATTGCCAATGCTGACCGATTGGAAAACGAGAACAAGACCCTTACAGATGCTATCGACCAACAAAAGGCTGCTCAAAAGGAAAAGGAGCAGGCAGAAGCCGTTGCGCTCGTAGATGCTGCTATTAAGGACGGACGCATTGATGCAAAGGGAAGGGATACTTATCTTGCTTTGTTTGACCGTGATTTTACGGCAGCAAAAGCAGCTTTAGATGCAGTACCGCAACGCCAAAGTGTAGCCGCACGCATTCAGACGGCAGGACAGCAAGTGGACATGGGCGATTGGAAACAGAAATCATGGGACGAAATAGACCGTGCAGGCAAGCTCACCCAGCTTAGAGATAATCACCCCGACCTCTATGCCGAAAAGTTTGAGGAGCGATTTGGTGTAAAGCCGAAGATGTAGAAAATTAAATTTAAAACATTATCAATTATATAACTATGGCAATACAAAAAGAAATTTGGATTAACTCCATCGTGGAGGGATTGTTCGCCAATAACAGCTTTTTGAGCAAGGCGTTCAACGCAGACGAGTTCGTAAACATGGGTAAGACAGTGCATATACCTAATGCAGGCGCACCATCGAAAGCAGAGAAAAATCGTAGTAAATTCCCAGCACGCGTTGAAGTGCGTACAGATGTAGATTTGTCATTCACTTTAGACGAATTTACTACCAACCCTATTCGCATACCACACGCCGATACGGTAGAACTATCGTACAACAAACGTGAGAGCGTGCTTCGTCAGGATAAGGCTGCACTTCAAGAGGCAGTGGCACGTAGCATTCTTTACAGCTGGCTACCCGAAAAGGAAAACTGCATTGAAACATCAGGGGCTTCGATAAAAGCACATACCTCTAAGGCTACTGGTAACCGAAAGGCTCTTTGTCGTGCCGATGTGCAAAAACTGATGGTAAAGTTCAATGCTGACAATATTCCACAGGAAGGACGCTATCTGTTGCTCGATGCTTATATGTACGACCAACTACTTTCCGACCTTACCAGCGTGCAAAACCAGGCTTTCCTCAATAGTGCCGATGTACAACGTGGCATCTTAGGCAAACTCTTCTCATTTAACATTATGATGCGTTCGGAAGTAGCAGTCTATGGCGATGGCATCGTAAAGAAAGCCGAAGACGCAGAAGGTGCAGCTACCGACCTTGCAACAGGTTTGGCGTGGCACGAAAACAGTGTATGCCGAGCTTTGGGCGAAGTAGAAGCATTTGAGAATGAGAAAGACCCTACTTATTATGGCGACATCTATTCGTTCTTGGTTCGTGCTGGTGGACGTCCAATGCGTGAAGATGTTAAGGGACTTGTTGCACTCGTACAAGGTAAATCAGTGTAAGGTATGCAACTAAAATACCTTATCATTCACTGCACCGCCACCCCTGAGGGTCGTGAGGTGTCTTCGGCAGACATTCGTCGTTGGCACACCGACCCACCTTCGACAGGCGGTCGTGGTTGGAAACAGGTCGGCTACACTGACATGGTACACCTCGATGGCAAGGTGGAAAGGTTGGTGCGTAACAACGAGGACATGCAGGTAGATGCCTTCGAAATTACCAACGGGGCGAAAGGCTACAATGCTATAGCTCGCCATATCGTCTATGTGGGCGGTGTGGCTGCCGACGGTAAGGCAAAGGACACCCGCACAGAGGCACAGCGCAACGCCTTGGCAGCTTATGTGCGCGACTTCCACGCCCGCTTTCCACAGGTGCGTATCATCGGGCACAACGAAATAGCCCCCAAGGCTTGCCCATCGTTCAACGTTCAGTCTTGGCTCAAGGCAATAGGTATTAGACAACTCTAAATATATAAACGTAATGGAAACACTTTTACAGATACTTCAATGGGCAATACCATCGGGTGGTATTGGTGCAGCCATTGCGTGGCTTGTAAATCGTAAGGCGGTGTCGGCAAAGGCTGCAAAAGCCGTTCACGACACCTACAAGACGATGTACGAGGATATCTCACAACTTTTAGTAGAAAATCAAAAAAAGAATGAAAAGACAATCAATTCATTGCAAGAAGAGCTTGACAAGGCACGCACCGAAAGCGCACGCATCAAGCGGTCGCTCGACCGCCTTTCGCGGGCTATTGAAGCTATTCAGTATTGCCCTCACCGCGGTACTTGCCCTATCAGCCATGAGCTGCAGGTCGAAGCAGACAGTATTGCAAGAGGCAAGTCAAAGCGACTCCCTCCGTCAAGAAAGCAGCTTCCAACAAAGCAGCTCGCTACAGATGCTGACCACGACGGAGATGCAGAAGATAGCGGCGGACACGGCGATGCTGATGCTGCCGATGCAGAGCTTGCTGAACCTGCCCGATAGTGCCGTCTTCCGACGGCAAAGCGGACGCTTGACAATAGAAGCCTACCATAAAGATGGTAACGTATATATCAGGGGCTCAACCCTGCCCATCGAAAGGGAGGTAAGGCAAATGACATTAATGGCGAAGCATACCAGTACTGCGCAGGAAAACAAGGCGGTGCGAAGCGTCGGAAAGGTCTCGAAAACTAAAATTGTCAAACCACCTCCAATTTACCAAAAGCTGCTGCAACTTATCGGCACATTGGTATTGTTGAGCGCAATGGTGCTCGCAGGTATTAAATTATTTAGTTGGTACAATAAAAAATTGATAAAATGAAAGAAACAAACGACGGCTATATCATGCTACTTGACGCCATCTTCTTTAATGGCAAGAAGATAGGTAACATCGCTGAAGACGGAATCGATTGGGGTGGCGACGCCGCAGAGTACATAAAATTGTACGCAGCGCAGGTGCGCAACAGCCCAGTGAAGAAGATACGCAAGAAGGCGGCATCAAACGTATTGAAATTCAACCTTATTGAGTTGCTGCCTGAAAACTGCGTGGCAGTGATGGGCGGCATAGTAACGGAAGACGGGTGGGAAGCCCCGTCAGAAAGCGTAGTGTTGGAAGGTGCTGTGAAGATTATTTCCGGTACTGGGCAGACTGTTGAAATTGCCAAGGCATCATTGGAAGGAATGGTGCGTGGAAAGCTCGGCGGCGACGACCCATTACACATTGAATGCGAGCTTGAGGTGCTGACATCGGGCGACGACAGTGCGCCATTCAAAATCATTGATACAAAGCCTTTCATTGAGGCGAAGCCAACGGAGCTTACCTTCAAGAAGGCGGGTGAGACAAAGGTGGTGGACGTTTCTGCCAGTGGCGCATTCTCTATGAGTGCTGCACCTGCAGGCTTCACAACCGAGGCAAAGGGTGGACGCGTGCTCATCACCGCAGCTAACAACACGGGTGCGCAGCGCACGGGCAAGATAACCTTCCAGCTAAAGGCTGACCCAAGCAAGAAGGTAGATGTGAACCTCACACAGCAAGGCTGATGAAAACGAGCAAAGTAGAGGTGGAAGCGTCGGAAGCCCTGTTGGATATCGGCGTTTCCATTCCACTTTTTCAGTGGAAAAATCCTTTTAGGAAGAAACCCATCAGCTTGCGTCTTACAATGCGCCGCCCTTGCTTTGGTAATCAAATACGCATAGCTCGGAAATTCCTTAGCATGGGTGTTACCTATGAGCAGATGCAAAATTTCACCAAAGATGAGCAGCTGGAATTCATAGCACAGTACGGCAAGACGGTAGCCCAAATGGTGGCACTTACCATCTGCCGCGGTAAGCTGTCAGGCATCTTTGCCCCACTGTTGGCTTGGTTGTTGCTTTGGCTGGTGGACGACACTTTCTTATTGTTAGCCAACCTGCATTTCATTCCGCTAATCGGCACGCAGCATTTTACGAATATTATCAAATCCTTAGAATGGAGCAACCCGCTCCGACCAAGATTGAGCCAAAAAAGGAAGGGGAGTTAAAGGGCTACTTTGAAAGCTCCCATAGCCCCTTTGGATTCGTGTGGCAAATTGCCGAAGCAACAGGCTGGACAGTAGACTATATCATGTGGGGCGTGAACTATCAAACACTGCTGATGATGCTTGCCGACGCACCACGCTACATAGATGCTGACCAAGCAGCCAACCTATCAAAAGACAATAATACAAAAGAGAACAAAACAGCGGAACAGCCTAAAACAGTGTTGGGCTTCTTCCAAAGCAGACTGAACGATGAATAACGGTATCGAAATTGAGTACTTATTCGGTGGCAACCTTATCGATAAGACAAAGGAAGCTGCTAAAGAAACTGCCAACCTCTCAACGGCTGCTGAGCGGGCTGCTGCCGCTGTGGCTGAACAAATAACAGCACAGAAAGCAGTGGTTAGTCGTGTAGAAAACGACTTAAAAAGCCTGCAAAAGCAGTACGAGAAGGTGGCACCGGGTAAGGCACAAAACGAAATAATGCTGGATATACGTGCCTGCAAGGTCGTATTGGAAGAAGAGAAAGGCGCACTCGCTGCCCTCGAAGCCGAACACAAAAAAGCAACAACATCGGTTGGTAAACTTACAAAGGAATATCGCTCACTTATACAGGAAATGGCACGTATGCGCCTTGCTGGCGAGGAGGGTTCTGCACAATATCAAGCCATGGCAAAGCGTGCAGCCGAACTCTGCGACACCTTGGGCGATGTTCGGGCGCAAACCAAAGCTCTTGCCTCTGACGATGCCAATTGGGAAGCAATGGCATCGGGACTCAACGGCTTGAGTGGAGCTATCACGGCAGGAACAGGCGTAATGTCGCTTTTCGTGGGCGAGAATGAGGAGTTGGCACGCGTACAAACACGCTTGCAAGCCGTAATGACAATAACCATGGGTATGCAACAAACGTTTAATGCGCTTAACAAAGATTCTGCTTTCAGCACCATAGCCCTCACAAAGGCAAAGAAACTGTGGACAGCGGTAAATATTGGACTTGCAGAATCGCTCGGTATATCTACTGCAGCAGCACAAGCTCTTATGGCAACCGTAACGCTTGGACTATCGGTGGCAATAGTAGGACTTATCGCTCTATGGAATAAACACAATAAAGCTACTAAAGATGCAGCCAAAGCTGAAAATGATATGGTTGCATCAATGCGTGAGGGTTCTCGCTCGGCAGCCGTGCAAAAGGCAAAACTTGATATTCTCTATAAGGCTACACAAGACAATACAAAAAGTTTAAAGGAGCGCAAGGTGGCTGTGTCTAACTTGCAAAAGCAATATCCTGCCTACTTTGGTAACATGAAAACAGAGGCTATTCTTGCAGGAAAGGCAGCTGCCGCTTACCGCCAATTGGCTGATGATATTATCAAGGCTGCCATGGCTCGTGCCTACGAAAAGCGAATCGAAAAACTTGCAGAACGCCAAGCTGATTTGGAACTATCCAAAGCTGGTTTGGAAAAATACTTGCACGACAACAAAGCTAATTACGACAAAGCGCAGAAAAACCGCCGTGCCGAAAAGCAATATACCAAAGATGTAACAGGCGGACTAACAGCTGGCTTTGCCGAAAGTGGTATGGCGCAACAATTTGCCGAGCAACGCATCGACCCAACCATAAAGGCTTACGACCAACGCAATAAGCAGCTAAAAGGTATTTGTCAAGAAATGGAGGCAAACCAAAGAGTTATCAATACTTTATCGGCAAAGGTTATAGCCTACAATCCTGAAGTAAACAGGGTTGAAAGCAAAGGCTACAATATGCCAACGGAAACAAAAGTCAAAAAAGAAAAACAAGTAAAAAATGAAAAGGAGGACTTAACCAATGAAATAAATGAACTTGGCGAACTCGAACTTGCTGCTCGCAAAAAAATAGAAGAAAGCCGTGTTGCCCTTATGAAAGAGGGATACGAAAAGCAACGTGCCGAAGAACTACTACACTACGAAGAGGAAAAACAGCGCATCAACGAAGAAGAGGCAAAGCGCATGGCATTGGTTCAGAAATTGCGAAAAGGTGGCGTTGTTGTAACTCCAGAACAAGAGGCGCAAATTGGTATTGATGCTGCCAAACAGCGCATACAGGCTGCCCAAATGTATGGCGACAAACTAACAGCTATCAACGAAAAGGAAAAGAAAGAATATGACGATAAAGTAAAAGAGGAAAAACAAAAGGAAGAAGAAGCCTTAGATGCTTTACTCTCGAAATACAAAGACTATAATGCTGAACGTATAGCCATAGAAACCGCCTATACAAAAGATATGGTGGCATTGTTAGGCAGGAGAAATAAGGACAACTACAAAGAAATAGATGCAGCCTTAGCGGAACTTGAAAGGGCAAAAGAAAAAGCCTTAAAAGAGGTAACCAACAAGGAACTTAACGAAATGAAAAGCAGTGCCTTTATTTTCGTAGAGATGTTTGAAAACTCATCGGAAAAGAGCATCAAGCAAATCAACCGCATTATGCGTAAGCTCGCCGACCTTAAACTTTACATGGACGCTATGGCACGAGGAGAACTTAATGCAGAGGGTGCAGTAGTTGTTAAGAACAAAAAGGGAGAAACTAAACGTACCATTACTGCCGAAGATATTGCTAAAATGGGCATCACGCCCGAGCAATTAAAGCGATTGCAAGAATCGCCTGAAGCCTTAAAAGCATTCATGGAGCAATGGCAGAAGCTACGACAGGAAACCTTAAAGAAGAACCCTTTTAAGGCTCTCGGAGCTGCCCTTAAAGACTTGTTTAAAAAGGACACAGGAGAAGAAGACAAAGGAGCAAAAATAAAACGATTAGCTCTTACGGCTGCTGGTTGTGCTGACGAAATAAGTAAAATAGCAGGCGGACTATCCGAAATGTTCGACCAAATAGGCAATCAAAGTATGGCAGAAGCAATGGGTAGCGTGCAAAGCATCATGGGCGGTGTTTCTAATATTGCCAAAGGCTTTGCTAATGGTGGCGTATTCGGCGGTATCATGGCAGCCGTTGGTGAAACTATTAATATTATAGGTAAGGCTTTCAGTGCGAAAGCACGCCATAGGGCTGCCCTCAATGCCATTATGCAGGAACAAATTGCACAACAACAAGCCTACAATTTATTATTAATGCAGGAAGCATTACTATACGAAAGAGGCACAACGGCTTTCGGAACTGACCGATATGGAAAGGCAACGAATGCTATATCAGTAATGAAAAAAGCTACCGAGGATTTTGCAAAGGCATGGAAGAAAGCCAACGATATTAAAGTAGTAACAGGGCATAAGAGGACAGGTCTATTCGGCTGGGGAAAAGGTAAGGATACTTATTCCACCATATTGTCGCAATACCCCAAACTTATAGATGCACACGGGAAGTTTAATGTTTCACTTGCAGAGTCTATATTAAAAACTCGCAAGATGGATGATGAAAGCAAAGCTGCCCTGCAAAACCTCATAGACCTTGCTAAACAACAGGAAGAGGCATGGAAAGAAATACGAGGTTATTTGACGGATATATTCGGAGAACTCGGTAATACAATAACCAATGCGCTTGTTGATGCTTTTCGCAGTGGCACAGATGCAGGCAAGGCTATGGCGGAGAGTGTGGGAAAGATGTTGGAAAAAATGGGGGCAGATATGATTTATTCTGCCGTGCTTCAAAAGTACTTCCTCAAGGCGCAAAAGGAAATGGAGAAGTATGCCACCGATGAACACCTTTCGGAAGAAGAACGCTTTGCTGCCTACGCTCGTATATTGGACGAACTCACGGCTGGCGTTTCGGCTGATAGTGGTAAGGCTGCTTCACTATTAGAACAATTCAAGCGTATGGCTGCCGAACGTGGCATCAATATATTTGGCGGTGGGGCTGAACAACAAGGACGTGCAGGCAGCCTTGAAACAATGACACAGGCACAGGGTACGAAACTCGAAGGACTGATGACTTCGGCACAAATACATCTTGCATCAATGGACATAAAGCTCGAAGATGCCGTAAAGCAGATGCAGGCGTCTACACGCCACTTGGAAAGGATAGAGCGTTACACAAAGCATTGTGAACGCTTGGAAGATATTGCCGACGATATAAAGGTGTTGGCACGTGATGGTATTAAAGTAAAGTAAAATGAATATACTCGAAAATCAAGTGTTGTTGAACGGCAAGGATATTTGGACGGAGTACCACGTGTTTTTGCGGGAAGAAAAGGCGGGCGAGCAGAAGAATCTCGAAGCCCTGCTGACACCAGCCAAGATGAAGGCGCACGTGGCGGTAGCCTTCCGCGAAGAGGACGGCGAGAAGTATTCCGACCGTCTGTTGCCAAGGAGTGAAGCCCGCGACATAAAGCTGCACTTCGCCATCATAGCAGACAGCAAGGCGCAATTCTTACAGCGTTACCGCCGCTTTGTTCAAGCATTGAAGACAGGCAACGACGGGTGGCTCGTTTGGAATTTTCCACCGCTGGCACTTGAAATTCGCACCTTTGTAACGGAATTTACTCCTTTCGATGCCCTTACCAACCTTTGGGTGGAAGAAGCGCACTGCGGGGCATTCCATGCCGTATTCCGTGAGCCGAAGCCCACCTTTTAACGAACATTTAAACGATATTTAAATAGCGTTCAAACGATGATAGAAATTTTCACGAAAGAAGACACGGTACGCTGCATAGCCGATAGTGCAAATGGTAGGCAAGATAAGCAGCTGCAAGGCGATAACACCTTATCGCTGACATTCACGCTGTACGAATACGTGCAGCTGGACGTGAACGACTATGTGGACTTCTGCGGCGAACGCTATTGGCTGATGGAACGTTTCAAGCCCCGCATGAAGAGCACGAAGGAATGGGAGTACAACCTGACGCTGTATGGCATTGAAAGTCTCGTAAAACGCTTTTTGGTTATCAACTACACCGACGGCGAAAATACCCCTATCTTTACGCTTACCGCCCCTGCTGCGGAGCACGCAAAAATAATACTAACGTCGATAAACAACGCCATCGGCAAGCAGCTTTTTAAGCTGGGGGAAGTAAAGAAAACGGAAAATCTCGTCATCGACTACAAAGGCACGTATTGTAACGATGCTTTGGATATGCTCGCCAAGGCGGCGAAAACGGAATTTTGGTTTGAGAACGGCACGACACTCAACATATCAAAAGCACAGTATGGCGAAGCACTGACACTTGGCTACCGAAAAGGGCTTATTTCATTGTCGCGTGAAAAAGCCGACAATGTGAAATTCTACACCCGCCTCTTTCCATTGGGCAGCACAAAGAACATCGACCGCGATAAATACGGGCACACGCGTCTGCAATTGCCGGGTGGGCAGAAGTACGTCGATAAGGACGTGGATAAGTACGGTGTGGTGCATCATTTTGAAGAAGCAGCCTTTGCCGATATTTACCCACGCCGCATCGGTACGGTATCGGCAGTACGTTCGCAGGAGCGCATGGGGAAAGACAATAAGCCCTTCACCATATATTACTTCAAAGATAAGGATTTGAATTTCAACCCCAACGACTATAAAATAGGTGGGTACGTCATGCGCGTAGCCTTTCAGGAGGGTAGCGAGCTTGCCGGGCAGGGCACGAGCGAGGAACATTATTTTGAGGTAAACTATGATGATAAAGCGAAAGAATTTGAAATTATCACCATCTTCCCCAACGACACGATACAAGTGCCGGGTGGCGTGCTTGTGCCGAAGATAGGCGACAAATACATATTATCACATCTTCGCATGCCCGATGAATACTACCCGCTTGCCGAAAAAGAATTTTTGGAAGCGGTGGCGAAATTCAATGAAGAAATTTTCGTAGATAACTCGGTATATAAAGCTGACACCGACCATGTGTGGGTGGAGCAGCAGCGCGCCGACCTTTTCCTTGGCAGGCGCATACGGCTTGAAAGCGCAGAATATTTTGCCCCCATTGGCTATCGTATGAGCCGTATTACCCGCCTTTCACGCAACGTAGATTTACCGACGCTTGTAAGCATCGAAATAAGTGATGCTGTGGCTCAAGGCAAGATAGCGGCAATGGAAGGCAGCATCAACGACGTAAAGCACTATATAGGCGAGGTCGTAAATGACATACCCGATATCATCGCCAGTGGCGACGATACGCCACCGGGCGAACACAACGTATTTTCTGCAAAGCGGGCGTTAAAGGAATTTCTTAACAAGAACACACCCGACACGGCGCGAGAGTTGATAACCTTTTTGCGGGGCATCGCATTGAATGGCGGTGCAGGTATCGACGGAGCGGGTAACGCTATATTGAAAGCTATTCAGACGCTGGGCTTTGAAAGGACGCTCAACGGCTTTGGTGTTTGGCTCGATGAGAAGGGGCGTGCCCATGGGCAAATAGATTATTTGGAGGTGATAGGCAAGGCTATATTCCGTTCGCTGCAAATCGACGAGTATAAGCACATCGGCGGCAATATCGTTCTGTCAGGCGCAAATGCCGTAATAGAAAAGGTTGTGCCTGTAACGGGTGGCTGGAAGTGCTACCTCCACACGGACGACGGCGACAAGGCTATTACCAACGACTGGGAGCAAGGCGACCAAGCACTGTGCCAAACGTTCAATATAAAGGCAGGCGTCTATGAGAACGTCAGCAATACGTATTACTGGCGTTGTGTGTCGGAGGTTGGACAAAAGACCGACACCGAAGAAGCGTATATCGTTATCACGGACGATGACGCCTATCGAGATAAAAGCATAGAAAACGATGAGCCGAAGGCTGGCGACAATGTCGTGCTGTGTGGGCACAACACGCTGTGGGACATTGCCCACGGTGTAGAGCCGACATTACACCGCAACCGTATGAATGTTACGATGATTACCACCTCAAAAGAGGAGGGCGGAACAATCGAAGTATACCGCAACATTCACGACTTTTCGCTGAATAAAGGTAACGCAATATTTCATTTGTCCAGCGACAAAATCTATATGAATAGCCGCAATTTCGAGTGGGTAAGCTCCGACGGCGAGCGTATTCCAAACGTATTATACCGTGATGATTGGACACTGGGCACGGTGGCAGCGAAATATGAAGCGTGGTACCACAGTGGTGGCACGTGGCTTTCCCTTGTGGACGGCAATACCGATGAACCTACAGAGCAGTCGTCTAAGTGGAAGAAATATGCTGCCAAGGGCGAGGACGGTACATCGCCCTACACGGTGAGGGTACAGTCGGAAAGCGGCGGCAACGTCATACACAACGGACAGGGAGAAATCGTCCTTGTGGCTGCCGTCTTCCACGGAGAACAGGATATTACATCGACTTTGCAGCCTTATAATTTTTCGTGGGTCATTCAGACAGGCAATACCGACTTCGACAAGGCTTGGAATACACGACACGAAGCGGTTGGAAACAGTATCACCGTACGGGCTGAAGAAGTGAGCCTGAAGGCACAGATAGACTGTATGGTAGAAATTGAAAGATAAATTTATTCACTATAAAAAAAAGAAAAAATATGGCAACAGTAAAAGCAAGAGGTCAGGTAACTATTGTAGACCTCAACGATGCGAAGCAGGTGCAGCTCGTTATGAGCATCAAGCACCCAGTACAGATGTACAACCCTGACACAAAGGTATATACGCCTAACTTCGGTAGCGACAACAATGTGGTAACGCCAAAGGTGTATGTTACTGGCAATGGAACAAATTTAATAAGCAAACTCACTTCGTTGAAATACGAGGTTGGTGGAACTGTCGTGAATGCTGGGGCAACCAGTGGTCAGTATAGCGTTGCCACAATACCAGCAGGCGGTGCGCTTACCATTAAAGGCAACATAACAGGCAACTCGCTGCCAATCAAGATAACGGCAGTATATCACGATGATGATACGGCGCAGGACACCACGCTCGAGGCGCAGGGCTTTGTCGTGAAGACAGCGAATGCTGGTGCGCTCTTTCAGGTTGTCCTCACACAGCCAAAGGGTAACAGCTTTGATGCGGGCAACAATATCTCCACCCTTACGGCGGAAGCCAAGTGCTACCGTGGTGGCACGCAGGACACGGACGGCATCACTTACAAGTGGTACTCGCTGAACTTGAAGACGCAGGCGTGGGAGCTTTTTTCAAGTGGCACTGCAACTGCCGCAGGTGTATCAACACTCACCGTAAAGGCAGATGACGTGCTGAATGTTCAGACATTCAAAGTTGAAGCCATCGACGGCACTGACAAGGCGGAAGCTATCGTAACATTCGAGGACAGGACAGACCCCTATACATTGGAGCTTTTTTCGCCAACTGGACTACAGATAAAGAACGGACAGGGCTCGACGACGCTTTGCGCTCGCCTATATCGTGGAGAAAAACGGATTGAGGACGAAAACACGGCATCAAAGAAGTTCACCTACACGTGGAGCAAGTATGGCAAGAATGGCGAAAAGTCCGTTTTCTCGGGAACATCTTCAAACCAAAAGACAGGCAACCCTCTTGTGGTGGAAGCCAAGGATATAGACCAAAAAGCGACATTCTATTGTGAAGTCAGTCAATAATAACACTTGTGCGTAGGGCTATAGCCCTATGCACTCAATCAACACACTTGAAGTATGGCAAAGGTCATAGCACGTGCATACATCTCCATTACCAATGTAAATGATGGGGAAAAGGGCGATACTGGAGATACCGCCCTGACTCTCATTGTAACTCCAAACACGTTCACCTTTCAAACAAATGATGAAGGCGATATTGAAAATTTGGCACAGAACAAGGGTAAAATACGAATGTTCCTTGGGCAAACGGAAGTTGTGCCCAGCAGCATAAGTATTACTCCAACTAATTGCTATGCGAGAATAGCTGGTGATAACACGCTGTATATTGACGGCGTAAGCCCCAACCAGTGGAGCGGTAATGTTAAGATTACCGCCAAATATAAGGGGCAGACACGCACTGCTACAGCCGAGTTTATGGTGAGTGCGCAGAAGTGGAACGAAGCCAAATTCCTTGCAAATGATACGCAGTTTAAAAGTATCATTGCGCAGAATGAGGCAGACAAACAAGGGCTTGAAAGTCGTATGACTACCATAGAGCAAGATGCGGGGAAAATTCGTTTGGAGGTGAAAAAGCAGACGTTTGGCGGAGTAAACCTACTGAAAGGCGCAAGCCTAAGAAGTGATGAAGTTTCTTTGATTAAAGGCAAAAGTCATAAAATATGCATCCACGAAACTATCAATATACGCAGAGATAATCAAGGGCATAACATGCACCCCTATCTTGAAATAAACGTCAGCGGGAGAACACAAGACTTATACTCTTCAGGACGTTTTTGGACGTGGCTTGAAGCAGGAAAGACTTATGTATTCTCCATGTATTACAAAGTATTTGGTTATGCAACTTCTACTTTATCAATTGCCGTTGCCCGAAGTAACGAATATACAGGTGATGTTACCAATTGGCTTAACGGAGAGGGCGAAGACACTATAATCAAAGATTACAATTGGCATCGCTACACCCGCAGATATGCAATCAATACCACAGGATATTACTTTTTTGCCCCAGCCCTACAACGCAATGGTCGTGTGTTCATATCAGAAGTTCAGCTTGAAGAGGGAACAAAACCCACAGGCTGGCACGACCCTGACGTGGTGGAAAGCATTCAGAAGGCAGGTATCGACATCGACTTGCAGCGGATAATTGTAACTACGGATAACTTTTACATTAAGAACTCCGAAGGACAGGTTACTACAGCTGTGGATAAAGATGGCAATCTCATAGCAGGAGCGATTCAAACAAAAGATATTGGTAATGGACATATCATTATGCGGAATAATACGCAGGAGTTTTATAAGCCTGGAGCAACCTATCCATCACGTATTATAGGCTATATAGGCGATGACTGGGTAGACCGTAGACTCGACAAGGACGGAAGCGTTATTTGGGAGCTTTCTGAAAATGGCATTGTCTATTTTCGCCGTCCTGCAAGGTGGGAACAACTTTACGAGCGATACTTGGACACAGTCCCTAATCTCGGTGCGTTTTTTAATAAGAACACATGGAGGGCTATAGACCTAATCTTCGGAGAAAAGTCTGGCACGCCAGCATCTCTCTACGGCTGGTATGCTGCACGTGATGCAAGAGGCGTTATCACATCTTCAAGAGGCGTAACGTATGAAGAGGCTGTGCAAAATAACGGAAAGGTTTTTGACGTCAGCGGAAGGTTTACTTTATTTAACTTCTTGCGCCCATTTACTGGCATTGTTCGTTCTGCTACGGTGAATTTTTACCATCAGTTGAAATCAGTAGATGGCAGCTTCGTACCGCCAGAATACACAAACGTGCGGAACAAGTTTTCACTCGGAGAATTTTACAACGTTCAGTTTACAGGGAACAACAATGTATGGTACACTTACGTCGCTGTGTATGATAATGGAGTATTGGTAGACAGTTATAAAATATTTAAAAATTAAAGGATATGAAGGTAAAATTATTTAGAAAAGAAGAGTATGTAACTTGCGAAGTAACCATTGACGGCTATCTTCACAGTGTAACTTATCAAGCTGACACTACGGCGGAAAATATTATAAAGGTGCTTCAATTCACCGACCACGTGGCGCGCATAGTTCAAGCTAATGAGTCTGAATATGTACTTGACCAGCACCAGCAAGCAACCTATATTCACAATGGGGAACATTTTACGGGCGGACAATGGGAGGCTCTGCCCGATGATGGAGGTATGGCAGCTTATAATGGTGTCATTAAAATTTTTAAGCTGATAGAGCAAGGCAAAATCGAAAGGTAAATATCCGAGTGGGGGAAAAAGCCCCCAGCCGATTAATATACCATCTCACCTATATATTAATTAAATGCACCGTGCACACGACTGGAGGCAAATGTCCTCATTCGTGCACGGTGCATTTTATGTGTGGGTGAGATGTTTTGCAAAGATACAAATAAATTCGGATAACAAAGAAAAAAATAGAAAGATATGGAAGGGAAACAATTCAATTCTGCGCCGCTCCCATTTCAAGGGCAAAAGCGCAAGTTCGCAAAAGAGTTCGCAAAGGTATTACAACAATACCCTGATGATACAATGTTTGTCGATTTATTCGGTGGTAGTGGTTTGCTGTCGCATATAACCAAGCGTCAAAAGCCAAATGCCACTGTCGTGTACAATGACTTCGATAATTACCGCCAGCGGTTGGCGCACATCTCGCAGACAAACGAACTGCTGGCGGCAATTCGTGAAATACTAAAAGATGTGCCACGTGGCAAAATGGTTGCAGGTGAAGAAAGACAGCTCGTAATTGATGCTATTAAAAGGCATGAAAAGTTTTACGGTTATGTAGACTACATTACCTTGTCTTCGTCGATAATGTTTTCAATGAAATATTGCACAAATATTGACGACTTTGAGAAACAAGGTATTTACAACCGGGTGCGTAGGGGAGATTTTGCAACGTGTGATGGTTATTTAGATGACTTGACTGTTGTGTCAGTTGATTACAAACAATTGGTCGAGCAATACAAAGATGTGCCTAATGTCGTGTTTATAATTGACCCACCTTATTTGAGTACCGATACGGCATCATACAGCATGAATTGGCAGTTAAGCGATTATTTAGACGTGCTTCTTGTTCTTTTTAATCATTCGTTTGTTTATTTCACGTCTAACAAGTCTTCTATCATTGAGTTGTGCGAATGGATAGCTCGCAATAGTGGAATGAACAACCCATTTGAAAGATGCAACAAGGTTGAGATAAACACGTCGATGAACTACAACTCCGCTTATACGGATATAATGCTGTATACTACAATTTAAAAGGTGTTCTTTCAGTGTTTAAATACTCTTTAAATACCCTACCATTTTCTTGAAGTCAGGAAATATGGTAGGGTACTAACGTTGTATTTTAGGTGTGTGCGTGTGCGCGTGCCACATTTATACCATTTCGTTTTTGTGTATAATAATATTATATATTCCATTTCGTTTTTGAAGACGACTTTGTTTCGTTTTTCCGATTATAATTGACTTGGAAATCTGCCAACGAAAAAGTTGCAAAAGTTGAAAATGGGAAAGTGCAAGGACTCGAAATTGGCACTACGAAAATCATGGTAATTGCTAAAAAAGGCGACATTTCTTCAGAAGCTGTATGCGAAGTTACCGTTGTGGAAGATGAAAACAAGGCAATTGCATTCACTGACCCTTATTTAAAGCAGCTGCTCTTAGAGAAAGTTGGTGCAGATACAAACAAAGATGGTCAAATTTCTATCGCAGAAGCCAAAGAAGTTAAAATACTTGACTTCGATTATTCGGTAGACGATGCAGTTGAAGAGGGCAAAACTATTAAGAGTTTAGAGGGTTTGCAGTACTTCACTAATTTGGAAACATTGGCTGTAAACTACCATCACATTGCTGACGCTTCACCTATCTATAAATTAACGAATTTGAAAGTTCTTCACATCGGTGCTAATAACATCAAGACAATAGACCTTTCAAACTTCAAGGAGCTAAAAGATATTCGTGTTTTCAAGAACGCTGAACTCGCTACACTTAATCTTACAAACAACACAAAGTTGGAAATTGTTGATATTCATAACACACTTATCAGCGAGTTAGACCCTACCCCACTCAAGGAACTCAATACTTTCGTTGCAAGCCATACGCAACTTAAAAATATAAAGTTTGTAGACCTTCCGCTACTGACAGGTATTGACTTGAAAGGAAGCACACTTACAAGTCTTGAAGTAAGCAATTTGCCAAAACTCGAAAAGTTGTATATCGAACAAAATCAAATTAATAGTTTGAAATTAAGCAACTTACCGGAGTTGCAACACTTGGTAGCTTACGAAAATAAAATTACAAAAATTGACTTCGAACTTCCTAAATTGATGTTCTTAACCATTAACGACAATGAAATAAGCGAAGCCAATTTCAGCAAAATGCCTATGTTGTTCCGCTGCTACATCAGCAAAAACAAACTTACAAAAATCGACTTTACCCAAAATAATATCATCGGTGATATTGATTTAACCCAAGTTTAACACCTATCATCGTAGAATCTTGCTATTATTATACTTTTTCAGTTTTGGCTATGGACTCTGTGTCCTACAAATTTTTATTTTTCTGAATGGTGCATATTTCAG